GGAAATCGTCAGGGTTCGTGATCGATACTGTAAACTCAGATGCAGGTTCATCCCACATTAGAGTCTCAGTAAAATTAGAGAACTCAGGAGAGAACGTTGCCAACTCTACTTCGAGTTGATTGTCAACGAAGCGTACTGCTCGAATAGAGTACTCGCTGGAATCTTCATGGAATATAGAAGTTGTTCTAAACTGATTCTGATCTCCGCTAGGCAACCAACCAAAGTAAGGGTGTTCTTCAGGTTCTTCATGCTCGCCGACATGGAAACCAAGTTCTACCAGTTTATCAACAACTGCCGAGTCGTCTTTATCGTCGAATACACTCGTCGGAAACTGAACATTATCGAGGAAACCAAGTTCTAGTATTTTGTTCGCTGTTTGCGAATCGCTCAGGTTGTCGAATATACTAGGAGGGACAGTAACCGGAGGAACATTATTAATGAAACCAAGGTCAAGTATCTTTGAAAGAACTTCTGAGTCAGACTTTCCATCAAAAATACTTGAAGAATGATGATGCGAACCGTTCTGGAATCCTAGGGTGATCAGTTTACTCGAGAGTTCCGAGTCCGTCATTCCCTCAACGTTATTGTCACCACCAGTCGTAACGCCAAGTCGAGCAATCGCATCACTGAGTGTTTCGACACGGAACTTTCGCTTTTGCGAGTCGAAGATAAGTATCGAACCGTCGTCAACTTCTTGTTCTCTGATTGACTTATATTCGACGTCGCGGTTGTCAAGTAACTGGAATGAACCGCCGCCTGCAGCACCGCCGCCACCGACATTGTTTGATATCGTCGTTAAACGTTGAGTGATCCTCTGACTTGCTTCTTTCTCGAAGTCTGTGAACCGCTTGGTTAGATCCTCAGAAAGAGATAAGAACTTAGGTTCATAGTCCGGTGCCGCTTCGCCGCGATCGCCCTGAAGACCCTGTGGACCAGATGGTCCCATTGGACCGACTTCGCCGCGAAGACCTCGCTCGCCTTGTAAACCCTGAAGACCTTGAAGACCCTGTTCGCCTTTCTCGCCCCTGAGTCCTGGGAAACCGCGTTCCCCTTGAGGACCAGCAGGACCTATTGGTCCAGTATCGCCCCGCTCTCCTTGCTCACCAGAAACAAAGTTCTCGACGATCTGACCGCCTTTGACGACGACCTTTTCGCCTTTGATACCGCGATCGCCTTTATAACCTTTGTCACCGCGCTCGCCTCTTTCTCCGCGCGCACCTTGTGGCCCGCGAGGACCACGAAGTCCCTCGGCAACTAATTTCGAAACGGTTTCCCCCAGTTTCGAATCGATCTCTTCTTGTAGTCGTTTTTCTTGCTTTTTTAGTTCTTCAGTTGTATAAGCAATGTTAAAAGCATAAACGACCTCTGGGTCTAGCTTTGACATGGACTCTTATCGCTCTTCGTCGTCTACCAATTTATTCATATACCGATTCATCGTCTCCATCAATTCTTCTTGCTGAGTCGGTATGTAACGATCGCCTTCTAGTTCGATCTCTTCGTTATAACAGTCTTGAGCGGTGTCCGAGTTCCCATCTTTATATAAAAAATGCTCTTCTTGTTGTTGAGGTTGCTGTTGCGGTTTTTCTTCTTGTTCTTCTTCGTCTCTAGGTTCTTCGCCAGCGATTTCCTTTTCCATATCCTTGATGTCGTCATCAGAGAGTCGTAGCACTGAACGCTGAACCCATTCTTTCGAGAAGTAATCGCCAACATACTGCGAAACTTGATCAAGCAACGCCATACGTTCGCGAAGAACTTCTGATTCTTTCAACTCTGTAAAGTGATTATCCTTCACATAGTTGATGTAAATGTCGTCTTTCCATCCGTCCCAGTCTTGCTCGGTGATAATACCCTTGAGCAGTAACTGCTTGCGGAGAATCCCTAGGAACATCCAAGAGAAACGACGACGGAGTCGGTCAATAAACTTCTGGAACTTAATCTCATCCCTAGAAATTTCAGAAGAACGACCCAGTGAAAACTGTGCCTCTTGTTCCAGACGGTTGACCGGAACATTGAGTGAACGATACAATCTCTTTTGAAAGTAGATGATATCGTCGATCTGCCCGAGGTTCTCGCCCCCAGGAAGCGTGGTGATTTCAGTACCGCGACCGTTCTCTCGGCGAGGCAACCAGAAATCTTCAAGCATTGACATATGCTTGCGGTCATCTTTGATCTGACCTGTGTTGGCATCGTACACCAGTTTGTTACGGTACTTTGCCTGAATATCTTTCATGTACTGATCTGCCTTACCGCGTGGCAAGTTACCCACGTCGATATAGAAGATACGTCGCTCGGGCGCACGCGCGAGGCGGTAGATTACCAGAGAGTCTTCCATCATACGCAACTGGTTGATTGGTTTGAGCGCTTTATGAAGGTGGGAAAGTACCTTCTTTCTTGACTCATCCAATACACCAGATGACACATAACTAATTGCGTCAGTCGAGATACGAACTGCAGTATTAGTTGCCGCAGATGCTGTCGCCTTCGACGTTCCTGGTTTTTCTTCATACACATAGTATTCGTCGATCTTATCCACAATCTTAACGTTTGTCTTCGGATCTTTCTTATACTTGACTTCTTTTACTTTACGAATCTTCGCTGCATCAATATTACGAATCTCTTGAATACCTGCTTTGAGGTTTGATTCGTTTACTAACAGGTGATGCACCACACGACCGTCGACATACCATCCACGGAATATATCGTGTGCTAATTCGTTGAAGTCCAGCATTCCGACAACGCGGTCAAACTCTTCGCGAATCTGATCCTTAATTTTGTTGGGCGCTTCTACATCATCGAGCGACAACTCTACTGAAGACTGCAACTCAGAAGCAGAGATTGCTTCGTTAACAACCTCTTCGATTGCCATGTCAACTTCAGGGTGTTGTGAAACGCCGCGATAGCGCATAATCAACTGGTGATTGTCTTTCGCCTGATCGCCTTCGATATTGATGTATTGACCATAGTAACCCGCTCCGCTAGTTACATAACCAGCACCGTCAGGGTCAGTAGGTGGGACTGGAGAAGGTAGTTCTTTCTTCTCTCCTGTTTTTCCTTGTGCTTTTCGGAGTTCATATCCGAAAAGTTTGAATATATTGTTCTGTTCCTCTGCCATCGTTCTTTCCCAAAGATATAGTTCCTAAACGAAAACGCCCAAGGGACTACACCTCTGGTGAAATCTGAGCGCCCTAAAATAATTTTATAACACAATTACATAAATTTTTTTCACGTTTCTCACTTGCCGCTCAGGCAACCCATTCAATATATTCAGTAAAAATGGTGGGGGGTTTCGCCCCCACCTCATTTAGTTTTAACTTGTAGTATTGCTTTCCCAATACTGGTATGAGAATGAAACAGTAAACTGCTCAATCTCACCACGCGTGTCATAACTTAACTCGATTGGACTGAGTACTGTCGGAAACGCTCCACGTATATTTATACGCTTAATAACCGACTCGTCACGATCTAACTGTTCAACGATCAAATCTGACTGATAGTCAACTGGGTTGACCAGACCAGTGTTTGCCGCATGACCGTTAATACCGTTCATCCAACGCTCCATCGGATCACGTATACCAAAGTCAGTATCGTTGATGATTGTTACTGTCCAATCTTCAAACGTTCGCTCCGAAGCAACTTTTAATTCGCGACCGCGAAAGTTTACTGGGAACGAACCAACACTTGACTGTGGTAACTGTGCCGCTTTACAAAGGAACGACGTAAGTTCTACATCACCGCCAGCATATGCAGGGTAGTTCAGTGTAACCTTGAATAGATTAGCACGAGCACCGCCGCCACGGAGTTTTGACTTAAAGTCATCTACACCTAAAATTGCCATTTCTATTCTCCTTATACAATTCCAACAACTTCTTCGAAGTCTACGCCAGTTCTAACTGCTACAAAGTTCAATGTAACATAGTTGATAGAACGCGCAGGTTTCACGAAGATAGATGCGACGAATGAATTGTTGTCGATAACATCAGGCGTGTTGTTTGTTTCGTCACAAACCACACGGAAGTCCGTGATACCACGACGACCCTTGATCTCACGCAGGAATGGTTCTACAATGTTAACAAACTCAGCACGAGTAAACTCGTCGTTGAATTCGAACATAACACCTTG